TCTCCGCAGGGCGACGTCGCGCGCGACCTGATGCGCCGCGCGATCCGCGTCCACCGGAAGGCCGTCTCCCTCTGCCCGGTCGGCACGCCCGAGAGCACCGGCAAGCCGGGGTACGTGGGCGGCACGCTACGATCGAGCCTCACGTGGGAGGTCGTGCGCGACGACGGCCTGTCCGCGAAGGTCGGCACGAACGTGTTCTACGGGCCGTTCGTCGAGCTCGGGACGCGGTACATGAGAGCCCAGCCGTATCTCCGGCCGGCGCTCTCCGAGGTGTAGAGAGGCAGGCAGGCATGAAGGACTTCGATCGGGATCGAGCCGCTCGAGCGGTGCTCCCCGCGAAGGATCGGTCGTTCAAGCTCGGCGGCGAGGTGTTCATCCGCCGCGCGGTCGTACCGGCGTGGGTGATGGGGATCCTCGACGGCCTCGCGACCGCGACGCCCGGGCAGACGCTCGAGGCGATCGACGAGCTGATCGACGAGATGTGCGAGGAGCCGGCGCGGGAGAAGTGGGCGGCCCTGCGAGCTCGAGGGCGCGACGAGGATCCGCTGACCCTCGGCGACGTGTTCGCGGTCGTGGAGTGGCTGATCGCGGAGGAGACGGCGATCCCTACGTCGGCGCCGTCGGTCTCTGGCGATGGCTCGCCGACGATCGCAACTGGCGCCGCTTCGACGGACGTCTCGCCCTCGCCGGTGTCGATCCAGCCGATCTCTCCCTCGGACGACTTCTCCGCGCTGCCTACGCCTGGCTGATCGAGGGGTACGACGAGGAGGGCGTCGAGCAGATCGAGGCGATCCTCGAGGGGCGCGCACCGCCCGGCCCGGCCGAGCCTCCGCCGCACTTCGAACGGGAGAGCGTCGCGCCCGGCGGGGAGCCTGCTCCGAGCCAGATCGGCGCCGCCGTTGTACCGCCGTCGGTTGACGCAACTACACTAGCCCTGATGGGGCTGATGGGCCGCGAGTCGGAGGTCGCCGGTGGCGGGTGAGATCGCCCGCGCGTTCGTGCGGATCGTCCCGAACTCGTCGGGCTTCCAGTCGACCCTGATGCGGCAGACGTCGGGCGTCGGCCGGAGCGTCGGCTCGACGATCGGGAAGGGCCTCGCGGTCGGGCTCGGCGCGAGCGTCGCCGCGGCCGGCGCGGGGCTCCTGTCGGCGGCCAAACTCGCGATCGACTTCGACAAGTCGATGCGGAACGTGAACTCGATCGCGAAGCTGAACGAGCGTCAGTTCCAGAACCTGAACAAGCGCGTGCTCGACCTCGGCAAGACGGCGGGCGTCGCGCCGAAGACGCTCGCCGACGGGTTGTACGACGTCGTGTCGTCCGGGTTCAAGGCGGACGACGCGATGAAGATCCTCACCGCCGGCGCTCGAGCGGCGAAGGCGGGCCTGACCGACACCGCCACCGCGACCGGCGCCGTGACCGCCGTCCTGAACGCGTACCACGAGGGCGCGTCGAAGGCGGGCGAGGTCTCCGACGCGCTGTTCCAGACCGTCAACGTCGGCGTGATCAACTTCGAGCAGCTCGCGCAGAACATCGGCGACGTGCTCCCGTTCGCGTCGAGCCTCGGCGTGAATATCCAGAACGTCGGCGGCGCGATCGCGACGATGACGAAGGAGGGTATCTCCGGCGCGGAGACCGTCACGCGGATCAAGGCCGTGATGACGCAGTTCCTGTCGCCGTCGAAGGATCTCGCCGCGCGGTTCAAGGATCTCGGGTTCGAGAGCGGCGAGGCGATGATCAAGTCGAAGGGCTTCCAGGGCTCCCTCGACCTGCTCGCGAAGTCGACGCACGGGTCGAAGTCGGAGATGGCGAAGCTGTTCCCGGACGTCCGCGCGCTCGGCGGCGCGCTCGCGCTGACCGGCGCGAACTCGAAGACCGCGAACTCCGACCTGCAAGCCCTCGCCCAGTCGCAGGGCGCGACCGCGAGCGCCGCGAAGGAGCAGGCGAAGTCGATCTCGCAGCAGTGGGACAAGGCGATCGGTCGGCTCCAGGCGTCGGCGATCACCCTCGGCTCGCAGATCCTCCCGACCATCTCGAGCGGCATCGGCCTGTTCTCGAAGCTCACGGACAAGGTCGGCGAGCTCGCCGCGAAGCCGTCGATCAAGCTGAAGGCCGAGTTCGTGCTCGATCAGATCACGCAGGCGGCGGGCTCGATCAAGGACTCGATCTCGAGCGCGATCGACGAGGCGCTGAACGGCGCCGCGATGCCGACCGCCGGCGGGCGCTTCGCGCACGCCGGGTTCGACTCCAAGAGCCTGACCGACCAGCTCCAGTCGGCGTTCAACGGCGTGGACTGGGGCGCGATCGGCAAGCAGGTCACGGACGGGATCAAGACGGCCGTGACCACCGGCGAGGACTTCCTCGGGCCGCTGATCGATCAGATGAACACGGCCGTCGCGGCGCACGCCGGCGACTTCGCGAACACCGGCGCTCTGATCCTGGCGAACATGGTCACGACCCTGACCGACCCGAGCTTCTGGGCGGCGCACTGGCAACTCGCGATCGCCGTCGCGATCGCGGTGTTCCCCGCTGGGAAGATCGCCCGCGTCGGCGAGTTGATCCTGAAGGAGTTCGCGCCGCTCGGGCTGCGCCTCGGCGAGGTGTTCGGCAAGGCAGGCTCCGAGGCGGTGCTACGGCTCGGCGTCGGGATGGAGAAGGTCGCCGGCAAGGTCGGCGTGTTCCTGTTCGACGCGCTGGTCGCGTCGGCCGGGTTCGCGGCCAAGGCGGCAGTGTTCATCGCGAAGGGCTACTACTCGGTGCTGACGAAGGAGCTCGGGCTCGGCTCGAAGCTCGTGCGTGGTGTCGTCAGCCTCGCGACGAAGGTCGGGATCATCGGCGCGATCAGCGCCGCGGTCGGCGCGGCGAAGCAGCTCGGCAGCGCCATCATCAACGGCCTGTCGAGCGCCCTCTCGACGATCTTCTCCGCCGTCACCAACGCGTTCAACGGCGTGAAGGACGCGATCGCGAACGCCGCGTCGGCCGCGGTCGGGTGGGCGGCGGGCGTCGGCGAGGCGATCGTGAACGGGATCGTGAACGGCATCACCGGCATCGCCGGCCGGATCGCCGACTCCCTCGGCAGCGCACTGACGAGCGCGAAGAACCACGCGCTCAGCGTGATCGGCGCGAACTCGCCGTCGAAGGTGTTCGCGAAGGAGGTCGGCGAGCCGATCTCGGAGGGGATCGCGCTCGGCATCACGAACAAGTCGAGCCGCGTGAAGCACGCCCTGAAGGCGACCCTGAACAGCGCCACGCAGGCGGCGCTCGCAGACGCGAAGTCGAACCTGAACAGCATCGCCGGTAGCGTCGCCGACAGCGTCGGGCAGATCATCGACGCGCAGGTGCAACGCGCCGTCGCTCCGCTCCAGGCGAAGCTCGCGGCGAGCCAGAAGGCGGGCGCCGCACAGCAGACCGCGCAGCAGCGCGCCGACCTCGTCGCGCAACTCCGAGGCGGGAAGAACGAGGGCGAGTCGGACGCCGACTTCATCAAGCGGCAGGCGGACGTCCGGGCGCAGCTCGCGGACATGGATCGGCAGGCTCGAGAGGACGCGCTCCAGGGTCAGATCGACGCGATCCAGACGGAGGCCGACAAGCGGAAGGCCGCGACGACCCAGACGATCAACGACCTGGCCGCCGAGTTCAACGCCGGCAAGATCACCGGCAAGCAGTTCACGACCGCGCTCACCCAGGTGCTGAAGGACAACAAGGTCGACGTCGCGCAGGCGGGCGACCTGCTCGGCTTCGCGTTCGCCCAGTCGTTCTCCGCGCAACTCACCGGCATCACGAAGCAGATCGGCGCGATCTCGGCCGTGATCGGAGCGCCCGGCGGGAGCGCCGGCGGCGCCGGGTTCAACGTCGACGTGACGAACCCGCTCGACGTCGTCCGGTCGCAACTGAAGGACGCGAGGGCGAGCCTGAAGCAGGATCAGAAGGACTTGCGTGATGCGCACAAGACGAAGACGAAGTCGGACGACCGGCGCGAGGCGGCCGCGATCGCTCGAGACCGGAAGACGATCGCCGCGCTCGACGCGATCCTCAAGTTCGCGACGCGGCAGCAGGCGAGCGGGAGCATCAACGTGAACATGGCCGCAGGCGCTCCGAGCATCGAGGAGCTGCTCGCCGCGATCCTGTCGGGAGCCGCTAGGTGAGCGCGCCCGGGTTCCTCGCGGTCGGCGGCGTCGAGGTCGCGAACAACGCGCGCACCGTCGCGTACATGCAGCGCGGCCTGGCGGGCCCGTGGTTCCAGGCCGTCACGGCGCAGGCGTGCCCCGACCTGACGCTCGAGGCGTACCCGCTCGCCGTGTGCGCCGCCGCCTCGAGCGACCAGTTCTACGCCGACCCGAGGTCGGGGTTCCGCGTCCCGACGACCGGCGCGGCGCCGACGAGCTCGAGCCTGCTCTGGGACGCCTCCGGGTGGATCGAGGGCGTCGGGCAGACGACGACCGTCGGCGGCGGGCTCGTGATCCCGAACCAGGGATCGGTGCCGCTGCGGATCAAGGCGAACGTCGACTTCCTCGTCGCCGCGCCGGCGGGTGGCCGGTCGATCGAGGTCGCGCGGCCGATCAACGTCGGCACCGCGAACGTCGCGTGGTACGGCCTCGGGCTCCGCTGGAACGGCTCGAACTGGCTGCTCTGCACCACCGGCCGGACGCTCGCCGCGAACTCGGGCCTCGGCAACAACGTCACCGTCGCCTCGACGCTGCTCGGGTCGTACTGGCTCGAGGTCGTGTTCTCCGCGACCGGGTTCGTCGGTCGGCTGTGGTCGGGCGATCCCGACCTGCCCGGCTCGAGCGTGATCGGCAGCCTCACATACGGCTACTCGTCGCTCGCGACCGGCACGTGGTACACGGACATGGGCGTCACCGAGCAGGCGTCGTTCGGCGCCGTCACGGAGGCGGGGATCTTCAGCTTCACCGGCGGCTTCCCGCTCGGCTCCGAGGTCGTGATCAGCGAACTCGGGTGGAGCGTCCCGTGCACGCAGAGCGCGCTCGCCGACCTGTTCCCCGCCGACACGCTCTGGCCGGCGGACGACCTCTACCCGGGCCTGTACGGCGAGTTCCACGACCCGGGCACCGACAACGCGCCGTGGGTCGACACCGACCGGCCGGAGGGGTACGGCTTCCTCGGCCTGCTGATCCAGGACATCAAGGGCCTCGACACCACGAGCGACCGGAGCGTGGACGCGGCCGCGGACGGGATCGGCGGGATCCTCGGCCCGGAGACGCTCGCAGCTCGAGTGATCACCGTCGACGGGACGCTCGTCGCGAGCGACTGCTCGGCGATGGAGTACGCCCGCCGGTGGCTCGCGGAGACGCTCGCCGACGCGCTCTGCGACGGGTGCGACCTGTCGTTCGTCGACGTCCGCACGACGTGCGGCGACGACCCGCTCGGCGACTTCAACACGAACCGGTGGCGGCTCGTGAACGTCGGCCTGACCGGCATGACGACCGACACGTCCGGCGGCGAGATGTGCTGCTTCGTCACGCCGGTCACGTTCGAGCTGACGGCCGGCGACCCGTACCTGTACGGGCCTGCGGTGCCGGCGGTCGCGGCGACGACGCTCAACCCGGGCGCGAGCGACTCGAGCACCGTCCCGTTCGAGACGTGGTACTTCGGCGGCGGCGCGACGTCGGTCTGCACGACCGTCGTCGACCAGGGGCAGGGGATCGACGCGCCGATCTTCACGTTCACCGGCGGCGCGACCGGCATCGAGGCCGGGTTCGCGTACCCGAGCGTGGGCCTCTACCCGTCGGACGCGATATGGCCGAGCGACGCGACGATCCCCGGCGACGGGACGCTCCAGGAGACCGCCGGCGTCGCGCCGTTCGCGTTCGACTTCTCGATCGGCCCGTCGGAGACGTTCGTCGTGAACTGCGCGACGCGGACGCTCCAGTGGACGCTCGCGGACGGCACGATCCTCGACGGCGCGCCGAAGCTGAACCTGGCCGCGGGCGAGGTCGTGCAGTGGATCGACACGTGCGCGGGCGCGTCGATCGATGCGTGCGCCGCGGCGTTCGCGGGATGCTCCTGCGACGATACGCCGACCGTCACTATCCAGACCCAGCATCGAGAGCGGTAGAGGAGAGACGCCGTGGCGTACACCCCGAAGGCGTGGCTGAAGTTCCCGAACAAGACCACGGCGATCAACGACGTGTCGCTGAAGGCGCTCGAGCAGCGCGTCGCGAGCTACGCGACGGCGGAGGCCGCGTCGCCCGGCGCGTACGACTACGAAGCGTTCCGCGTCAAGCAGCGCGGCGCCGGCGCGAACATGAGCGTCGACGTCGGCCTGGCCGCGACGGAGCAGAACGGGTGGCTCCGCGACGCGGCGCTCGGCATCTGGCGGTACCAGTACAACGGCGCGCAGATCAACACCGCGATCCCCTCGAGCGACCCGTCGAACCCGCGCGTCGACCGCGTCTGCCTGCTCACCCCGGCGAGCTCCGACTCGATCGTCCCGCAGGTCGTCGTGCTCGCCGGGACGCCGACGACCAGCGCGACGCTCGACAACCTGGCGGGCGCGCAGGCCGTCCCCGCCGGGTACGAGCTGCTCGCCGACGTGCTCGTCGGCGCCGGCGCCGGGTCGATCGTGACCGCGAGCATCCGCGACCGGCGCCGCGTCGGCGGTGTGCTCGGCGGCGCCGGCGGCCCGAGCCCGTACTACTCGACGCAGTCGGCCGTCGGCACCGGCCGCGACGAGGTGTTCCTCGTCCCGCACCAGAGCCTCGGCGTCGCCGCGCAGTCGCTCGTCCCGACGACGCATGACAACTTCCAGGGCGCGTACGCGGCGTTCCTGCCGCGGAAGATCGTCGGCGCGACGCGGCTCCGCTGGAAGTACGCGCAGGGCGCGACGCCCGCGACGACGAACTACGTGATCGGCCTGTACGACGCGAGCGGCCGCGCGCTCGCCGCGAGCGCCGCGACGGCGTTCGCGGGCGCCGCAAACTCGTTCAACGAGCGCGCGGAGACGATCACCGCCCAGACGTTCGAGCCGGGCTGGTACCTCGTGTTCCTCGGCGTCGCGGCGCTGACCGCCGCGAGCGCGGTGTCGTTCACCGGCGTCCAGGGCACGACGACCGTCACGTCGCCCGGCTCGACGTTCCGTCAGGTCGTCACGCGCAGCCCGTCGGGCGGCACCACCCTGCCGGCGTCGAACACCCTCGCGCTGTTCACCGACGTCGCGGCCGCCGTCGGCGCCGGCACGCAGCTCCCGCTGCCGGTCGTGTCGCTGTCTGTCGGGTAGCGGGTGGCGCTCAACACCCTCGGGTGCGGTCGGTACTCCGCGCAGATCTGGGCGCGCGGCGGCGGCGGCCTGTTGTTCTCCGACCTCGAGGTGTCCCAGGTGCAGTGGGATCGGCGCCTCGACGACACGTCGCAGGCGTCGGTGACGCTCGCCGGCCTCGGCCGGTCGGCCGCGTGCTTCGCCGCGATCCGCGACGCGAACCCGTGGCAGCACGAGCTCGCGATCGCCCGCGACGGCGCCGTCGTCTGGCAGGGCCCGATCGTCGACTCGGCGTCGGAGGGCGTGAAGGGGTCGTACGACGCGCGCGACGTGAGCGCGTGGTGGGATCACCGGAAGGAGCGCGTCGACCGGACGTTCACGCAGACCGACCTCGCGACGATCTTCCAGACGCTCGCGGACGACGCGATGCTCGCCGACCCGTCGCCGAACATCACCGTCTCGACGACGCCGACGAGCGTGCTCGGCTCGAGGACGTACCTCGCCGGGCAGCACCTCCTGATCGGCCCGCAGCTCCGCGAGCTCTCGACCGCAGGCGTCGACTGGACGGTCGTCGGCCGCGACGTGATCGCCGGCGGGATCGTCGTCCCCGCGAGCCCGATCGTGCGGCTCAACGACCAGCACCTCGTGTCGCCGCCGAAGGTGTCGAAGGACGGCCTCGCGATGGCGACGTTCGTCACGACCCTCGGAGCGGGCGGCGGGGAGGGCTCGACGCCGGTGTTCGGCGAGGCGTCCGACGACGACTCGATCGCGACGTACGGCCTGCTCGACTCGGTCTCGTCGAACGACTCGATCCGCGACTCGACGAGCGCCGGCGCGTCGTCCTCGAGCACGCTCGCGATCTCGAGCGTGCCGGTCGTCGTCGCGTCGGAGGTGTCGATCGACTCGGGCGCGCCGATCACGATCGACCAGCTCGTGCCGGGCGCGCTGATCGACGTCGCGTGGCTCTCGAGCGGGATCGAGGTCGCGGGGACGTTCCGGCTGTCGAAGGTCGCGGCGCAGGCGCAGGCCGGGGCGGAGAGCGTCACGATCACGATCCAGCCGATCGGCGCGACGGGGAGCAGCGGATGAGCGACCGGAACATCGTCTCGGACAAGGACAAGATGGCCGCGTGGATCCGGAAGGTCGAGGATCGCCTCGGCGGCCTCGAGACGCGGAAGGTGCAGGGCGCGCTCACGATGGAGTCGATCGAGACGGGGCTCCTGAAGGCCGGGGCGGATCGGACGGCGCCGTTCGCGCTCGCCGGCGCCGACACGTGGCAGGTCAGCATCGAGAAGCTCGGGGCGGGCACGACCGACACCGAGCGGCAGCAGGGCGTCAACGCGCTCGTGCTGCGCGACTCGGCCGGGGAGATCCAGGAGATCTTCCCGCGCCCGTTCGTGCAGCTCGTCGTCGGCGCTGGCGGCCAGTCGCTCGCGACCGGCGCCGGTGCGTTCCAGTCGATCCTGATCCCGTCGTACTCGCAGCCGTTCAACTTCTCGCAGACGTACGACGACTCGACCGGCGCGCTGATCGTCCCGATCGACGGGTTCTGGCGGATCGCGGCGTACTCGAACTGGCAGGCGGTGCTGGACAACACCGTCCGCCTGGTCAACATCAACATCTCGACGAACGGCGGCGCGACGTACACCGCCCACTACGCGGACGTGAAGGCCGCGGCCAACAGCGCCGACGCGGTCACGTCGATGGCGTGGGGGATGCAGGCGTACCGCGCCGGCACGCGGTTCCGCATGTCCGGGCTGCACCGCTCCGCGACCACGCCGATCACGTGGACGCCCGTCCGGTTCTGGCTCGAGTGGATCCGAGGCTTCTTCCCGTGAGCGGACAGGTAGGCTCTCCCGTATGACGCGGCCACTGCTGAACCCGGACAGCGCGCTCGGGCTCGAGGTCGACTCCGACCGCAAGCTCCGCGCGGACGTGCAGAACTCGGGCGCGCCCGGCAACGCGCTCGAGATCAGGTCGAACGGCCTGTACGTGAAGGAGTTCCAGCCGGTCGGCGCGTGCGTCGTCCAGTACGGGATCTCGGGCGGCCAGTCGCTCCCGATCT